TCATAGTTTCTTGGAACTCAGATGATTGCTGTATTTGACCTAAAGCATCCATATAATCTGATTGATTATTTTTATTAATGTCCTGCATAGCACCAAACCCAGCTGATTTAATTTCAGCAACCAGTAAGTCACGTCTTCTGTCTTTTTCTTTCTCCATTGACTCATAATCCATTTGCATCTTCTTATCTTGGGCAATAGCTGCAAGTTGATCTTGTTGCATTTGTTGTTGATGCTGGTTATCTTCTTGTCTAATAGCATTAGCTTTGGCCTCAGTTTGTTTTAATACATGACCTAGTTCACCTAACGTATTAGCTTGCATAATGTTACCTAAATCATAAATACTTGCTCCTGATGTGTTATTGTTTATTGCAAGTTGTTTCATTTGCTCAATAATAGCTCTGTGATTAGCTTTAGTTGTGCAGTATACATTAATATCACGTAATAATAAATCAGTACCATTGATTTCAAAGTTTACCTTTTCATCATTGGATGTCATATATTGTAACCTTAATGAAGGTTTTGTTGACTGATAATACTGTGCCAAGTCAGTTCTCATTTGGTGAACCCGGGGCATTAAGTAATCAGAGTGTTGTATAAAGTACATTTCTGTTTGAGCATATGATCCTGTAACGGCCTGTTCAATTCCTTTAGCTGTATCAGTTTGTCCTATTTGCTGACCCAATCTTTGTGGTGTTACACCTACTACTTCAAAGGCTTGGCCTTTAAAATAATTAGCCAACTGAATCCTGGATAACATACGGTTAGTCTGTTCTAGATTCATTACCTGGAAATGTTGCATGTTTAATGCATTTTCTGTATTGGTAATAGTTGTATCCAACGGCAACATTTGAAAATTTTTCATTGCTACATAAGCCTTGGCCAAGTTATTCTTACCCCAGTCTTCACCCATAGAGTGTCTTGGTAATGCATTCTGGTCAAAAGCTATAATAGTTCCAAGTTCATCTACTAAGATGTCAGCTATTTGGTTGTTTACAATGTTGTATCCAATTTGGAATGGCTTCATTAAATCAATCATTGCTGTGGATCTTGTATTTCTATCAGAGAATACAGAACCTTCTACAGGTAATTTACAACCATAAAGTGAGTTATCACCTTTAAATTGAAACTTTAAACGGCCAATTTTATTTTGTTGGATACCTAAATACATAGGATTAATACCACCTGGGTTATTCATACCCCAGAAAGATGGATGATTAGGTCCAATCTTTACACCACCCATAACTTCATTAATCCAGATCCAATCAATATGTTCTCCAAATATAACAGTGTCTCTTGTTTTGTTTTTAATTAGAGTGTTATTATACATTGGTTTATCTGTAACAATGTATGATTCATCTACAATATCTGTTGTAACTTGACCAGCCTCATCAATTTTTGTAAGATGTCCAAGTTTACGTTGTGATTTCCAATATGCTGTTGTTGTACGTAACAAGAATGCCATACCCATATCAGTATAATCTTCTGTTTGGCCATTTAACCAGTTTACAATATCTCCTCCGTGTAATGCATTATCCCACATTGATGTAAATTGTCTGTATGCTAAAGATGGCATTTCTGTATTCCACTCATGAGATTTAGTAGCATCATAATAAGACCCGTCATTTTGGTATCCCTGTAAAGGATAACCTGCCGATCTTACAGGATATATGGCCTCTAATGATTCAAGTTGTTCTTGAGTCATAATGTATCCATACTTATTAATTACATCAGCCACTGTCATCATTTCAATTTTACCAACCCAATTTCCTTGGGAGATATATCTTACTTCTGGTGACTTATGATAAAAGGTTAAAACCGGATTCCATAATTCAACTTCATAATCATCTTCATCCATTCTAAAATGCCAAAACTCTCTGTCAGTAATTAATGAATCTCTAAAACCACGTTCTTCAAGTTCATCCATATTAAACCTGTCATTATCCACCTCATACTGATGAGAAGCCCATTGCTCAGCTGCACTACGGTAATCCTTATTAAAGAATCCTTGTATTTCTGGAAGAGTTTTAAGGTTTTCAGGATCCATTTGTTGTTGTAATTGCTCTTGTATTTCTGGATCATTTGGATCTTGACCAGCTTCAATAAGCTTAGTCAATAATTTTTGTTGAGCTTGTGCAAGTAATACTTCACTTACTTGTTGATTTTTTGCTTCAAGTTGTTCATTATATGAAAACTCATCTACACCACGGAAAGTAACCTTAGTATTTCTTTTTGCAAATTCAGCTACAAGAACATTAATAATATTTGGAATAATAGGATAAAACTTAAGTTCTAATGCTGAGATATCTTCTTGTGTTAATGTATCAACAAGGTCTCTCATTTCATTATCTTCTTCAACAATATAATCTGATTTATCAATTATCCCTTTGGCTAATTTATAATTCTTCATTAACCTTCTAGCATTCCTTCTTAATTGCTTAAGACCATTCCACTCCAACCAGTCAAGATTCCAGGCAGTCCAGTTTTCATCTTTTTCTTCACGTGGAATAAATTGAATAGGTTGGGTAATACTACCCATACGGTTATATTCAGACTTAGCTCCAGCTTTAAGCTGCATTGCATTTAGTACCTTCATTTTATCTTAAGTTTTTAAATCCTGTTCTTGGTGGTCTCTTACCACTATTCCTTCTACCCATGCCAATATGTGTAAAAGCGTTTACCTTTAATTTAAACAAATTATCTGACTTATGCAAGTTTTTATCACTCTGATCATCAAGTCTTTTCTTGTATCCACGGTTTGCTTGTTGTAATTTAGCAAATGCTATAAGTGCTGCTAATGCTACTAGCCTATCCACATTGACCCCATCATCATAACCTTCCATTTCAACAATGGCCATTGGATCAGGAATCCTTTCAACACCAAACATTATTTTTACAATAGTGCCATCTTCCTTAGTTTCTGTATCAAGTTCTTCTTTAAGGAATTCAATAAGATAGCTAAGGAGATGGGCTTTAAATATAGTTCCTGTATTTTTCCAACCATATTCTTGATAAACATTTTGGTTTGAACCAATATCTTTAAGAAATACAATTTGGTTTTTAGGTACTAAATATCTTTGTCTTTTTTTACCTATCATATAACCAATAAACAAAGATATGTTATTTTCTATAATTGCCCAAGCATTATAAATTTCAAGCATCATAGACAATCTTTCATGAGTTTTATTAATATCATCAAACCTGCCACACCATGCTGCTACTATTTTATCCCTTTCAATATAATTCTCTATGCTGCCAGTTTTACTTACTTTGGTTACCTCTACTGGATTTTTGTAAATATAAATAGAACATAATGAATCTGATGTTGTAGTTTTACCTTCTGAAACAGGGTCAATAGATGCATAATAAGTACCCCATTCAGATCCAACATCAGGCCTTTCCCATACAACAACACATCCAGTTTTATCCTCAGTGTTCTTGGTTATTGGCCATTCTGTTATTGGAAGCTTATTGGTATTCTTAAATGAAGCAATACCTTCAGTATTCCTTTCCACATCCAGGAATTCATATGCATAATCTTTATCTTCAATCCTTCTTTTTTGTGCAGCAAGTAAATGTGTTGGAAATTTAGAGATTGTTCTGAAAGCAAAAGCTTCAGCAATGTTACGTGGTCTTTGGGAGATCCTGTACTGATATTTGGCCGGTTCAAGTTCTTTCTTCCATTTGGTATATAATTCATCAAGTGCTTTAAGTGCTTCTTCTACTAAAGAATTACCATATTGATCAATGTAAGGAGGCATAGACCATTGTTCAGGAATAAACAAACCAGTTTTACCTGGTGTTCCTTTATCATCAATTAACCTGCTATCAACTGCATAAATACTATTAATTTCTGGATACTTAATTAATTGTTCAAGTGGCTTACATTTATCTAGTTCACCTACTGATCCAGCTGCTATAAATAAACCAGTTGTAATCATACCTTGTTGCATGGCCGGGAATAAGAACTCTAATGTTATATCCATTGTTGGAGCAATACCTGCTTCTTCATAAAAGAATAAAGTACAAGGTCCACCCACACCTGCTGATGCATCTTTATCAAATGTCATCCCTTGAATACTTCCTTTGTTACCAACAAGAGATGGTCTACCATTTACCTCTTCTTCAATCTGTTGTTGCCACATTAAAATCTTACCTGGATTCATTGGCCTGTACCATGCTGTCTGAGAATCTAAGAATGATTTGTATTCATCCAAGAATTTCCAAGAACCTTTTTCATTTATCTTATCCTTAATGGATGAACCCATCTTAATGATAGGTGTTTCTTCAAACCATATTAGATTAATCATCTTAGCACAATGAAAATATGAAGAAGCTATCTGTCTTTTCTTTAGGATAGCTGCATGTACGTAATGTAATTCTGCTAGAGTTTCATACAGGGCCATATGATATTGAGTATCCCATACTAAAGGGAAATCAAACTTTTTCTTCATCTTATCATTAATAGGAAGAAAGTTTACCCACATATAGTATTCCCGTGGTAGATACCAAGTTTTACCTTTGTTCTTAAATATGGCACCTTGTCTGCATTTTTCTTTTTCCCCATCCCAATATCTTCTGAAATCCAGTGAGCCTTCAACAGCTGGGCAAAAATGTTTTAGTTCAGTATATTTTCTAGCCTGAGCATTAAAATTAAGTGTTGTTTCATCAAACTCATACTTACCTGGTTCTTTAAATAAAGAAATTACAAATTCAGTAAACTCTTCATGTGTATTGAAATCTGTATAAACCCAGAATCCATTATCCCAAGTAGGAACTCTTTTATATACATCCATAATTATTGGTCATATGCTTTACGTTTATCTCCTCTGGTTCTGGTTTTGTTTTCATCAATCTCTTTCTGAATTTCTTTTTCCATTACTTTAAACTCCATTAAAGTCTTACCTGTTGATCTGGCCTGGGCATTAAGGGCTGTTAAGTTTCCATCTCTTCCTGATGTAATAGCTGTAGATCTTGCAAACTTACCTAGTTTTTCTAGTAGGTATTTATTGTCTAAATAGTATCTGTAAGATGTGGTCATAATAAAACTTTCAAGTTTTTCCATGGCTTTAATCATTTCCTCATCTTCAAGAGTATACTCTCCAGGGAAATCAGTAAGAAGAACTTCTTCTTTATCATCTTCAGGAGTATTACAATACGGGCCTTTTTGGGAATACATATAATGCAAAAAATTAAAAGCTGGTATAGGATCTTTATACTTATCATGTACTGCTTTTAACTCTGGGATAGAAAGACAATTATGATTAATTACTACTTGTCCACTAAGTATATCAAATATTTCTGGTATCATTTTTCTTATTTAAATTAGGATACATCATTTGTTCTGTATCTTTTTTACACTGCTTTAAAAACTTGTCTTGTACTTCTTCACAGAAAGTCTTTTTCTTTTTTTTTAATTTTTCCCAAAACTGTATTTGTTGGTATTCATCACTACTTGCCATGGTTCTTATATTCATATTTAGCTTGTGGTACTTTGTTTCCTAATACATCTTTCTTGTAACTGAGTCCAGTTATTTCTATCAATTCAGAGTGCTGTTCTGGAGTTAAATTATCTCTTACACATCTATTCATAATAGCTTCATCACTACACATAATTTCATCACAATCTGTAATCTTATGTACTTCTTTTATTGTATAAGTTTCAAACCTAAAGGTTCTACCAAATATTTTAAAACTAAATTCTTTTAAATTAGCTTTAGCAGATGCCTGTAAATCAAATAATTCAGGATCATCTAATACCTCATTTGAAGTAGGTTTGTGCTTATTTACTTGCTTTTGAATAAAATCAGCATCTGTTGTTTTATCTATCATTTTTTTTCTAGTATTGTGCTACGGTTATCATGTAGCCAGTTAATCATTGCTATTACTTCTGTTTTTAAATATGGCACTTCATACACTACAACTTCTTTTACAATTGGGTTACCTTGTGGATCAAGTTTAGTAACAGGGTATCCATATTGGTCAAACTCATCACCTTCAAAGACAATGTGGTGTAAACTTAATTTACCTGGTTTTAATCTTGGATTATGTTTAAGGATCATATATAGGTAAAGACTTAATTGTACAGCATAATGCCAATAGTTACAATCATCAAGATGGGATAATGGGCCCGTCATTTTTTGTTTTACTCCGTCCCATGAAGTGTAGCTTTCTTTCTTTATTTCTTTATTGGTTTTGTAATCTACAATATCTACTGTTTCTTTTATAACCTCTACCCTGTCTGATTGGCCACAGATTCCTGCAGATTTAAGATAAACAAAATGTTCAGGGTATATTCCTTCAGTAAGTCCTTGGGAAGGAGCATGTTTTATACCATCATTATAAATTGGTTTTATAATTGGTATTTGTCTTCCAGCTCTTTCAATTGTGTCACAAGATATTAAATCTGATTCTCTTTGGTTATGGTAAAAAGTACCTAATGTATTTGCTCTTGTACCTTCTCCACTCCATATTTCTTGGATAATTTCTGGATTAATACCATACCATTTTGATTTCTTATTCTTAGATGATTTTATAGACTGGGCTTTAGCATCAAACTTTTGCTTAAAGCATTCAACAAATCTTGTTGAACTTAACCAAATGATACTATCATCTGAGTCTATACTTTGGTAACTATGGTTTTTTTCTTGAAAGGTTAGTGTCATCTTGAATTGGTTTGAGTTGAGTTGATAAAGTAAATTAATCTTGATCAGGATTGTATTTTATTTTTTCATAATAAGCATCTTGTTCCTCTTCTGTCATTTTTGCTTTCCATCTAGGACCATCTGGATGTGCACATTCTGAACCAAGTGATCTTATTTTTAAAGCTAGTTTACAACCACATGCTCCACAACAAGGTGCTGTTCCTGGTACCATACATGATTCACCTTTATAATCTATAATGTCACATTTTACACAAATAGATAATCTATCCATTGCTATGTTTTCTATAGCTGGGTGTCTTACTAAATAATTCTTAATTCCCTCCCAGATTAGTTTCCGGGTTTTCCAAATTTTTATTAGTTTTTTCATAACGCTTTTCTTTTACTGATTGTTTTTTTAGTTTTAATTCTGCTACTTGTTCAATTAACTTATCAATTATAAGTTTCTTTTTTTCTAATTGTTTTACAGCAGCAAACTTTTGAAATGTATTTAAATCTGTATTCTGGACAATCCTTTCATATTTAATAATGAACTGATTAAGTTTCCAGGGTTTAATATTAAATGACCCAAAGTCTGCTATCATTACTCCAATTGAATTAGGATTACTTAAAGAATTTCTTACTTGTTGCCAATAAAAAGATCTTACATCATCTACTAATTGTTCACTACATCCAAGCTTCTCAGCTGTAGGTTTTATAAATTCTTTGGATTTACGTGGTAGCAATATGTACAATTTTATAATCCAAAACTATGTTACCTGCTACTTGAACATTTATATCTGAACTTAAAGAAATGATTTTTTTATTTTTACGCTCCTTTTGTATCAGGTCATGTTTTTCTAACTTAACCAGACAATTACGTACTGATTGTGGATTTTTAAATATGTTTTGTTGTGAAGCAAACATACAAAAATCAGTTAAATTATATTTACCAGATACACCAAGTAGTGTTAAACAAGTTAAATCTGATTCATTTAAAGTAATCTTGTTTATATAGCAGTAGGTGATTAACTGGTATTTTATAATATCAGCTAAAGTCATCTGTACTTTTTTAGATACCAAGTTTACTTTAGCCATTATTAGGTTCTTTTTTTAAGGTTCTTTTAACTGGAGTTGGTTCTTCAGGCATTTCTCCTTCTGGTTCATCTTCAGCTGGTGGTTCAGGAGCTAGCATTTGAGCAATTCTCATAGTAGATAATACTCTTCTTTGTCTAGCATCTTCAATATCAGCTAGTAAACATTCATATTCTTTTTGAGCTGTTAATACAGCATTTTGTTCCTTATAATAATTCTCCAAATTTTTACGCATTTGGGTCATTTCTTCAGGAGTTTTGGTCTGTTTTTCTTCTTGTTGTTCTGACATGATTTTTATATTTGTTGGTTAAACTTATACAAAGATAATAAAATATGTTTAACCCCCAAATGTTTAAACAAAAAAAAATGCACCCTGTTATGAGTGCATTTACTTGGAGAAAGTAATATTAAGGTGCAGGTGATGTAGGATCATCTTTGAAAAAACTTGTAAGGAATTTCCCTACAACTCCAATGACAATGGATCCACCAACCATCAACCTGATTTGAGGTACAGTAAAAATCTCTTTAAGAGTATCAAACTGCCAGATGCCTCCCAAGGCTACAACAGTGGCTGCTGCTAATAATGAATCTCCAATTTTTCTCCAAAATGTTGGAGTAGGTGCTTTATAATATGAACTTTTAAATGAAAATAAACCCATAATATTATAGTTTAGGTAAGTATATAGATAAGGCTGTCTTTATTGCTTTACCAAATACACGGTAAATTACATAACCAATTAATAAAATCCATAGAATATTGTTTACAATCCATAGTTTAAATCTTGCAACCCATCCAATTGGTTTGGTTACAATAGTACTTATGTATTGTGGATACATCTTAATTACTGTATCAGCATCACATCTACCATTAATATAAACTGTAGAGTCTTTATTAAAGTAATATTTGACATGCATTTTACCTTCATTAATGAATACTGTATCCGGGGCATTATAATAAAAAGCTGTATCTTTTTCAACAGACTTAGTATATACAGTGTCCTTTTTCCAAATAGTATCTCTTTTAGCAAGTTCAGGATGGTTACGTATTATCCTGGCCAGTCTTTTTTCTGGGGAACAACTGAATAATAATAAACTAATAATAAATGTTATGAAATATTTCATAGTATTATAGATTTAAGTATCCTACGTTTTTTCTTACTGTCTGAGTATTATGCATCTTTTGCAACTCTGCTATAGAATGACCTAGTGATTTTTGAAAATGTGGAGCATCAGTAATAGGTTTGCCCCAATCACCACCCCATTCCCAACCATATCTTTTAAAGATAGCTACAATCTCCATCCAGTCTGCTTGATGATCACCATCAAAATCTGTTTTAACGTCCCAAGATGCAGTTTCATATGTACCATTGCCATCTTTGTCTATTAATAGAACTATGTCTACTGCTAGACCGTAATTATGGTATGACTTACCACCTTTTGCATTTGTTTTCCATAGTCCATTTAATGGTGGTCTACTAGAATAATACAAGGCATCTTGTTCTGCAAATGAACGTAGAGTATGTGAAAATCTACAGATAACTTTACCATTAAGTGCTTCACAGATTTCATGATAAATGTCTGTTGCTTCATCCCTTAATTTAGGGTGAAGTAGTTGTATTCTATCAATTGTAACTTTATCCATTATCTTCCTTGTGCTCTATATGGTTTATTACTTTCTTTTTTATTTGGATGCTTTTTTGCTTTACCAGTTTTCTTAGCTGCTTTAGCAAAAGTACCTGATGATTCTTTTTTAGCCATTTTTGTTAAACTTTTTTTTGATATACATATAAAGCTCTTTAAGAAGTAAACTTACTACAAAAGAAGTAGTTGCTCCTATAATAGCTAGTATAACTGTTGTTATAATACTACTGGCTGGTATTGCAAATAATGCTAATAATGTACCACCAGCGGTACCTATTACTGTTGAATCATTTGATGTTAAGTGTTGCATAATACAAATATATATAAATAAATAAAAATTATCTGCTTAGTGTTGTGTTCAAAACATTAGTTATTGTTGTAAGTGAAGCTTCATTCATATACTTACCAATTGAGTTAAATGACATTCTTGTTTTTACAAATCTTTGTGCACCAAATATTCCTTGATTTTTAGCTGAAATATAAATACTATAAGCAGGTGGTGTTCCTGCATATGGTCCTGATGCACTATTTACTATAACTGAATTTTGTGTTAATATCATTGAACTTGATGATGGTCTAGCTGCTATAGTAAATGCTGTACTACTAGCTGGAGTATAGGATATTTCAGATGTTAATGAACCATTTGTATATAAAGCACTTGATAAACTTGTTGTTAAAGGTATAAAATCTATATAACATTCATCACTACCTGGACCAATGCCATTAGATGATCCTATAATAGTTCCTGGTGTAAAGGTTCCTGCAAAACGGGTATATCTAGCAGATATGTGCATGTCACCAGGTAAAAGACTAGAAGCTAAATATTGTGTATCAGCAAATGCTGATAACCCATCAAAATTAGTACCTTGAGCAGTATGTGTACCTCCTGTAAATAAAAGATTATATGTACCTGGGTTAACAGCATTAATAGCATGTGTTGCTGCTGTACCACCTATGTAAGGATATACTGCTGCAAAAGCTCCTCCTGCTATAGTTATATCTATAAACCAAGTGTCTATAGCTTGTTTTAATTGACATGTAGATATGCCATATATACTACCATCTACTTCTACACCTCCATTAGCTACTGTTAAAGCATTCCAATAAGTCTGTGCTTGAGCATTTACAAATGGACAAGTTACAGGTACGTGAGGAACACCGGGAATAATAAATCTTTTTCCTACCCCTAAGTATTTATTGCTATTTGCATTAATACTCATTATGTTGTTGTATATGCTATGATAAGAGTTGTACCTGTAGCATCCCAACTAAAATCAGAAGCTTTATAATAATTGTTTACACCTGGATCATAGTTAACTGCAGAACCTGCTGGTATTATAACTGTATTACCATCTACTGTAAGATCAGCTGTTGCACCACCTGTATTATAAAAAGAAACATTATAAACAATACTAAAAGGAGCTAAAGTACCTGCACCAGTTGATTCAATAACACCAGGTGTTAACATTTTTGCTGAACTAACTGCTGTTAATATCTCACCTAATAATTGTAAGTTTCTTAATTGGTATGGAAAGTTATTACCCTTGTTACCTTGATCTTTTAAATTTCCTATTGACATGATATGTTGTTTTAATATGTTTAATCTTTATGTTGCTGAAATATAAGTACCATTAATATATGCTTTACTAATTGTAGTTAATGTAACAGGCAAACCTTGTAACCACAAACCTTCTCTTATTGGAGAGTTTGCTCCTCCTGATTGTTTTAAATAATGTAAATCTAAAACTGTAGTAATACCAGCAGTATCTGCATTAAGTATAGTATGA